AGCAACGACAAGGTATTCCACCTCTTTGACAGGGTAGTTAATGCCGTTACGTCCAGCAGAGACAATGTTTCCCGTGTATCGGAGTCCCATGGGATGCCTTTAGGAAACAGTCTCGTAGCTTACTGTGAAAGTCAACTTGCTTGCAGTGCTACTGGTTGCCCACAATGTGCTTGCTTCACCAGTTACAGATGTGTCGAGCAAATAAAACATAGTTGTCTTATCAGATACGATCAAAGATGCGTCTGGTGGTACAGAGATTGTGGAAGCAATAGCACGATGAGTTGTGCCATCAGCTAAACGAACTTCAACTGTTGCATCGTAGGCTGTTGTGCCATCAATGTTTGACACAATAATCTGATTGATCTTTTGTGCCGCACCAGATGAGGGTGCTGTCACCAATGCGTTACGAGAAGTATCCGCAGGGGTAATAGAAACTGTATGTGGTGTTGCAGTTGTCGCTGCAAGAATATTTGGTGCTGCCATGATTGATCCTTAAAAACCAAAAACAAAAGAAATTGCGGTGACTTGCGCCCTTGTTAAACCACTAGCGGCTGGCGCAGTAGATTGCCAAGTTGTGCCGTTAGAAGTCAGCACATTACCCGTTGTACTAGGTGCAACAAACAAAGGTGTTGAAGTCCCATTACCCAATATGACGTTGTTAGCTGTAAGAGTTGAAAGACCCGTACCACCTTGAGCCACAGTAACGTCTGTATTTTCATCAAGCAATCTGTACCATGCACTACTATGAGCAAAGTACATTGCACCATCTGAATGACTGTGAGCCAATGCCCCGTGATAAGTAGCCGCAGATGGGAAAGCCGCTTGGTTCGCATAGTAAAAAGGAATTACCGATCCTACTTGCGGTGCAGTAATCGCACCATCGTCAGCCACAGTCACTGAACTATTTTGAATTAACTTGCCTGTAGTGCTGTCAAATCTAGTAATTGCATTATCTGTTGAAGACGCAGGGCCGACCACATCGCCAGAACCTGCGGGAGCAGACCAAACACCATCACCACGCCAAAAGGTTGATGCAGATGCAGAAGTTCCACCATTCAGATTGGTAACGGGTAGGTTGCCTGTCACACCTGTAGAAAGGGGTAAACCTGTTGCATTGGTAAGCGTAGCACTTGCAGGAGTTCCAAGATGAGGGGCAACAAGAGTTAATGCTGTGCCGTTGGTTGTAGCACCTGTAATACCACCAAAAGCACCTGCATTGTTGTACTGAACCTGAGTAGTAGAACCGCCTGGTGTTCCACCGCTAGATGCCGCAATGGTAATTCCACCTGCGCTGTTGGTAATCGTGACGTTTGTTCCCGCAGTCAGAGTGGCTTTTGTTAATGTGTTACCAGTTGTGTTACCAATCAACAATTGCCCATCTGTGTAAGAGGTCTGTCCTGTTCCACCATTTACTACGGGCAAAGTACCTGTAACACCTGTAGACAGAGGCAAGCCAGTTGCATTGGTTAGTGTGGCACTTGTTGGCGTACCTAAGATGGGAGTCACCAAAGTAGGTGAGGTAGCAAATACAGCAGAGCCTGTTCCTGTTTCATCTGTCAAAGCACCAAGCAACTGAGCAGAAGTAAATGAACCCAAAGACGCTGCATTTCCAACAGAAGTAACAGCACCTGTTAGATTAGCATTGGTAGTAACTGTTGCCGCATTGCCTGTTGTGTTTTGATTAAGTGTTGGAAAAGAAGTTAAATTTGCAGCAGACCCTGTAGGTGCAAGCACATCTGTACCGATTACCAAACCTAAGTTAGTTCTTGCATTAGCCGCTGTAGACGCACCCGTACCGCCATCAGCTACCGCTAGATCGGTGATCCCCGTAATAGTGCCACCCGTTATTGCCGCAGCAGAGTTATCTGTCTTGGTTGCAACAGCAGTAGCAATATTATTGAACTCTGTATCAATCTCTGCACCCTTAACAATCTTGAGGGGATTGCCAGGCGTGAGATTATCTTTGGTTGCAAAGTTAGTAGTTTTGGTGTAATTACTCATGGTTTACCTCTTAGGCCATTTTGCCATCTTTGGCTTGAATTTCAATCTTTTGCAATGAAAATGATATGGAATTGATTGTTGCTTCGTAACCAGTTTGAACAATTTTTCCCGCACCTGAAGCATTTGCTTTTAGTGTTTTGATAGCAATGCCAGCGTTGTATTCAGCTACGTTGTATTCAGCTACTCCATACTCATAACTTGCTTGAGTTGGAATAAAAACATTCTGTGCTTGATAAGCACCTGAATAATCAAAGCCCCACTTGATCGTTAAGAACTGGTTTGAGCCACCAATCACAATTGCTGAAATGTTTTTCAAAATAGAAATCTGGTTTGGATTTCCAAGATCAGCATTGTTGGTGTAATAGACAAATTGATAGCTTGTAGTGTCATCAATGTACCCCCCATACTGTCCAATAAAACCATTTTTACCAATGTACAAGTCACCATTACGCAGTGATTTTAAAGATTTTGGAGCAATAGAATCCCATTTAGTAACCCTTGACGCACCATCTTGCAATGATTGCTTAGTGTCAAAACAATAAACTACAGAGGCCGCAGGTAAAACAAGTAAATAAAAGGCTTCTTTTTCTGAGTAAACAGATTTCAAATTAACCAATGATTCACCAACTAAAGATGAATTTAGGTCAAAGCGCACATTCTTAGAAATGTCTCTCAGGGGTGCAGATTTCTCTTGAATAGTCCTCATTAAAGAGCGAACGCCTGAGTCTGATAAGAACACAACATCAGAGCCGATGCTTTGAATTGTATCCCTTGCAATACATCCAATAGAGCCTACTGTGTCGCTAAGAACCAGAGATGCAGGGGTAGAAGCATTAGAATAAACAAGAATCTGTCGTTTACCAAAGATAAACAAGAAATCATTGTGCGCTGCCAATCCCATCACTTCATCAGCACCATTAGGCCAAACCCGTGATACATCCAATGAGCCTGAAGTGCCACCGCCCCAAACATGACCTGCTATCAGATCAGAGAAAGAAACAGTTACTTTTTCGGAAGCAGTATTTGCTACCCACAGACGACCAAATGCTGAGATGGCAATGTTGGCAGATGGAACTGTTCCTACATAGCCTGTTTTCTCAGAGACTCTTCTGAATGTTGTTGTGCTAACAGCGGGGTCATAGATCAGAGGATCGTGACCTGTTTGAAAAAAGTAAGCAATGCCATTTAAAGATGCGCATTGCCAATTAGATGCCGTAATGGTTGGAGCTGTACCGCCACCACCATATGTTAATTCAGTAACCGCATTAGCAGTACCAAGTTTAAATAGCTTGTTGTTACCCGCAAACAGAATAGTCAAAGCACCATCGTTTTGCACTAATTCATGGATAACACCTACATCATTAGCACCAAGAGTACCAGAAGAGGGGTTAACCCTTGTGTAGCCTTTTCTAGCACCAATACGACCATACTGATCCAAGATGCAATTAGTAGCAACCAAGGCAAAGCCAGCCCCTAAATCAAGGGGAGAATCTTCAGTGTTCAGGCCATAGAAGCCTGGTGCTGAAAGACTGTAACTTTGTAGAGGTTTGGACATTAGATCGCCACGAAATTATCTTCAGGATAACGAGTGCTTTCCAATGCAATAGCATCAGAGAGCATCCCACGGAACAGAGCATAGGCTTCAGAAGAGGCAGTGCCACCATCCTCACCACGCTCAATCAGACCACGGGCATAGGCACTTTGAGTTACCAAGTAATCAAGAACCTTGACAGATGTGCCATCAGCAGACAAATTAGCCTGTGGGATGGTTAAATCAAACTTCAGTGTATACACGCCATCAGGAACGGGAAACAAGTCAATCTTTGTGTCGCCACTACCATCTACCCCATTAAAGCAAAACTCGCTAGGAATAGACTGTGAAGGTGTGCCAAAGTTGAGCTTGCGGTTCATATCCGCAACAGTGGTGTTGTCCAATGTTATAACACTGGTAGTGTTAATAGCGTCATTAACACGAAACTTTTGACCCGCACCTGTTAACGAGTAAGAACTTGTGGCACTAACAGTAGTGACTGTTATTGTCTGAGACAGCACATTCCAATTATAGGAATCTTCTATCTGACGTTTTGCATCATTGACAAACTTGCCAATCAAAGAAGAATAGGCTGTTTCGCCAACAGTTGTAACTGATGACTCACGCAATCGAATGAGAACATCGTTAACAAGTTCTAGGTAAGTCATGTTCTTTGTGACCCTTCAATTTCAAATGTTGCAACAACTCCCATAATTGATCCTGACTCAGTTATCACCTTCAAAATGTCATCCTCTTCCATGACAAAGTAGTAAGGCAAGCCAAATGACAATGAGGTTTTGGAGGCAACTGTGAATTCAAAAATTACGCTCACAGTAACGCTTGCGCTAGTGTCAGTCCAATTAAAAGTAACGTGCTTGTTTGAGCCAGTAGCGTTGTTAGCGTGAAGCAAAGCCACCCTTGCATAGTACCCCTTAGGGACTGTGTACAAGGTTGTCAGCGTGTTAGCTGTTGGATTTGAACTGACTGATACTGGTCTCACTTCATATTCCTCTTAGAGATCGCTTTAGCCTTTGCTTTAGCGTCTTCCTTGGACGTTGCGCCCCAAGCCCTAAGAGAAAGTAAAAGTCGGGTAGGCTTTCCATCTTTCATCTCAGGGCCAGAATTGCCGCCCATTCGTGCTAGAAAGGATGCCCTACGAGGGTTGTCTCCCGATTTGACGGGTGGTTTTAGATTTCCACCAGTTTCTGCATTATACGATGCTCTGCCTTTAGCATTCAAGCCCCCCTTGGGGTTTTTTCCTTCTTTTGTTTGCCAAACAGGAGTCTTCATATCTACCTCATCTAAATTTTGCTGTTTTCTTTGCAATTGCTTTAGGTTGGGCAACAAACTGTTTACCAGCCTTTGTGCCTTCACGCTTGGCTTTTGTGGTTGCCGCATACTCTTTAGAAGACAAAGACTTGATAGCTGCCTCTGGCAAATACCTCTCACCCGTAACAGATGAAGGTTTACCAGACTTAGTTCTCCAATTCTGCTTAGACCAATCTTTAAGGGACTGTTGAGGATTCTTCATTTCTTCTTCTTTGGTGTATGAGTCAAAGTCTTACTTGAAGGCGTATGTTTAGCACCCGTCATTAACTTAGTGCCGACCTTGTGAGTCTCACCTTTGTAAGGCTTGCCATCAGGCAAATAGTGTGTTTTCTCTTTGCTCATGTCTTATAACCCCCACCTTTGGCTTTGTACTCTTTAGCAAGAAGTTGTGCTTTACGGGCAGACCATTCACCAGGATCACCACCTGAGCCACCCGCCTTGATCTTCTCAAACAAGGCTTTACGCATAGTAGGTTTGGTGTAAACCTTTGCTTGATTGACCTTAGACTTCATTTCTTCTTAGCCTTTCCCGCCTCAGACAAAGCAATAGCCAAAGCCTGTTTTGGATTAGTGACGACCTTTTTATTGGTAGTCAACTTACCCTTGCCAAACTCAGTCATCACCTTGCTGATCTTCTTTTGGGCTTTGGTTTTCATATCAGTACAATATCTTTGCGATGATTGTTCCAGATGTATACGCTGTGCAATTGGCTCTTAAATACTTAGGAGCATTAGCCAAAGTAACAAAGCCATCAGCCGTTAAAGCAGTGCCAACAGTGCTAAATGTTGTGCCATCAAGACTACCTTGAAGGGCAACAGTAGCAGTTGT